ACAACATAATAACGTTTCAGTGCCGCGGGCACATCTTCATTTAGTGCATCATAATCTTTTAAGTGCTCTAGCTCCAACACATCGCCGGACATTAGTTTACGACCCAATGTGTCTACCATGTCACGTAAATGGAACACCATAAAGATTGTGCCGGTTTGTAGGAACAGACCAAATTGGCTCAGATCAAAGTCTTGATCTCCACGCTGGTATATACCACGCATCTTGTAAATATCTTGATCATACTTTCGATCCCTATTTTCAATCCACAACAAATCTTGAATGTTTAGTTCACTTTGCGTAGCATAGTCGGGCTTGGTTGGATCAGTACTGCCTGTTTGTTCTATTGGACCGAGATATTTGTTGACTAATATGCCAGTGCCACCAAGTGTGAACATTTCGCTGATGCGTCGGTCCATGAACTTGTAATCGTTTGAGTGTCTGCCATCTTTCCATAAACTGAGCCTGCTCAAGATATTCCCCTGTAATTAACTATTTAATCCGTTTTATCGTATAATAGATACATATGCAAGAACACCACGAGGCACATAGTGTAAAGTTGGAACAACTGTTGAAGTCAGTTTCCTCTTCGTTGGACATACGTGCCCGTAGTACTTTGTACAAGTTCTATAAAAACTGTCGAGAAATTTACACAGAAATGGATAAAGAAATGGTGAATTGCAGACGCAGGGATAAATTAACACAAAAATACACAGAATTGGAAGTCAAGTACGTAGAAGCTATTACTACATTTGAGCAATGGACAGTAATGGCCGCATTAATGTACTAAATTTGGATCAATAAATGAATGTGATGTTATAATACAGTTATGGAATACAAAATTGAAGCCACAAACACACGTACTCGCAAGTTTTTAGATGCCTTGATGCCATCAATGATTGGGCAATTGGGTCTAACTAACAGCAAGCGAGCAGTATTGGTCAAAGTCACAAGTGACACGCCCAATGATTTTCATGGTGCCACCATGCACATAGACTTTGCTGATTGCTACGTTATTTTGATTCGTCCACCCAAGCGTTTGACCGAAGTCAAACTGCTGGACATGGCAACAACATTGGCTCATGAAATGGTGCATGTGCGACAACTGGCCAAAGGCATGATGAAATTTTTGCCCAGAGAATCACGTATGTGGATGGGCAAAAAGTATACCAAAAAGACCAAGTACATAGACCAACCATGGGAACTAGATGCATTTGCAAAACAAGAAATTGTTGTAAGACGAGCACTCGAGGACTAAATGTTTAATGTTATTAAGGAGTATGCATAATGGCAACAGTAGCAGGAATTAAGATTAAATCTAAAGCACCACGTGCGGCACGTGTCGCATTTGCTGATGAAAAATACACAGGACCTGAGCCTGAATGGCCACCTGAATCTGTAGATTGGGATAACGAAAAGTTTGATAGCCGTTTGCGTAAGAGCTTTTACTACTACAACTACTATTACAGTCAAAAAGATTGTAAAAAGTATGTGATAGATTGGTTGCAAAAGAACAGCAAACTCAGCATTGACGAAGTTCGTGCGTTTAATCGTGCTGGTGATAGGCTGTTGCCCATGACAGTGTGTAGTTTGATCATGGCACATCGTGCAGGTATGACATTCCGTGGAAGGCACATTGAGTTTATCATCGACAGCGTACAGAATGTTATTGATAAAGCAGAGCCCGAAGAGTTGCCCAAAATAGCCACTGCCGAACAGGTTTACCATCGTCCCACAATTCAAGACAGATTAAATGCCAAAACCAGCGAGAGCAATGGAGCGCTTGAGGGACATTATGATGAATGCATTGAACATGTCAAAACATCATTCAAACCCTATGACTTTTTAGTTGCCAACAACGTGGTTCAGAGTCAATTGAACAAATACGAAGATTTGTACATGAGACGCAAAGCTGAACTTGAACTGGCTCAAAGTCGAACTGATGAACAAGTACGAGAAGGCTACAGTCATTACAAGGCTGCTGACTTTAAACGCATGACAGGATGGATCAATGACCTACTTACAGCAATCGAACAGTACCGCGGAGTCAAAAAAGCGACTAAGAAAGCTCGTGTTAAGAAGGCTCCTAGTAAAGAAAAGCAGGTTGCAAAGCTCAAGTACGCAAAAGAGGATAAGACTCTCAAGATCGTGTCAATCAATCCTGCAGACATTGTTGGATCCACAGAGCTTTGGGTCTATAACGTCAAGACCAGGAAACTTGGTAAGTATATCTCGGCAGAATATCAAACATTGGGCGTCAAGGGCACCAGCATTACAAGCTACAACACTGATAAAGCACCAGTAAGACGCTACGTAAGCCCGAAGACAAGCTCAAAGAGTTTGCCAAAGCCAGCAAAGTACAGTTACGCAAGTTCTTGGATGATATCAAAGCAACCGAAACTAAATTAAACGGGCGTATTGGTATAGATGTAGTTCTACTCAGGGTTGCGTAACGAACCAGCATAAATATTGGATATAGGAATAGTATGGCAACCACGTATCCAAATACCCCAACACAAGAAACAGGCTTTGATGCTCACGAAAACTTTGGAGCTAAAAGCCTGTTTGATCCGGCTACAGGTACCGGAGCAGGACATATTGCATATGATCCAACGGACTATACTACCAGTGATGCCCAAAGAGCCGCCATTACTGACTATGTGCGTATGCGTTTAGGAGATGGATTAGTTGATGTTGAATTAGAAAATGAACATTATGCTATGGCCATTAAACAATCACTGGTAAAGTATCGCCAGCGGGCACAAAACTCAGTGGAAGAAAGTTATGCTCATTTACAATTAATGCCAGAAACACAAGAGTACATCCTACCAAGCGAAGTGCAAACAGTAAGAGCTATTTTCCGTCGTGGTATTGGCAGTGTAACTGGAACAACAGCAAGCCAATTTGAACCATTTGCGTCAGGATACTTAAACACTTACATGTTGACTGCAGGACGTGTAGGTGGGTTAGTAAATTATGAGCTATTTGTAAGTTATCAAAAATTGGCCATGACCATGTTTGGTGGTTACATGAACTTTACATTTAATCCAGTTACTAAAAAGCTAACGGTTGTGCGTAAAATGCCATATCAAGGACACAATCCTCCGTTAGACCAACAGGAATCAGTGTTGCTTTGGATATACAACATCAAACCAGATCAGATGTTGCTAAACGATACATATGCATTTCCTTGGTTACAGGAATATTCCTACAGTTTCAGTAAGATGTTATTAGGACAGGCCTACAGCAAGTTTAGTCAGATCACTGGCCCACAGGGCGGCACACAATTAAATGGTGCAGCCATGGTGGCAGAAGCCAAAGAAGAAATGATCAAGCTGGAAGAGGACTTAAAAACCTATGTTGATGGATCACAGCCCTTGACTTGGATAACAGGTTAATGTTAAAATTGCCCCGCAAGGGGCTTTTTTATGATTATAGGAATTTGTGGGTTTATTGGCAGTGGCAAAGACACTGCTGCTGACTATCTAGTGAACTTTCATGGATATAGACGGGAAAGTTTTGCAGCCAGTCTCAAAGATGCAGTGGCTCATGTGTTTGGATGGGACAGAACCATGCTGGAAGGCAGAACTGCTGAAAGTCGTGCCTGGCGTGAACAGCCGGATGAATGGTGGAGCAATCGCCTGGGCCGAGACATAACTCCCAGATACATACTACAATATTGGGGCACTGAAGTTATTCGTCAAGGATTCCATGATGACATGTGGATTGCCAGCTTGGAAAACAAGATACGTGCCAGCAGAGACAACATTGTCATAACAGATTGTCGTTTCCCCAACGAAATATCAGGTCTTAAACAGCAAGGTGGCAAAATTATTTGGATACAACGTGGAATTACTCCTCATTGGTATGATATTGCAGCTCAAGCAAACCGTGGCAGCGTAAATGCCACAGCCTGGTTAGCTGAAAACAACATTCACTCCAGCGAAACCAGCTGGGCCGGCACTGATTTTGACGCCATCATTGACAACGATGGCACAATTGATAACTTGTATCAACAACTCAAAAATCTGGTACAATAGGTCCAGCTTTCCATCCCACTCGACTATTGAATATTTCTCT